ATCGGCTTTACCGATCACCCATACTTTCGACCTTTTCTGGCTAAGTATGTCTGACGAGTCTTTCCTCGCCGCTGCCCGTTGTGAACCCCTTAGGGTGTACGGGACTTCACGGTGCGAGTGTGCGCGCAGCGCACACGACACCAAGATAGCCGTCTCTCACGGTCTCCGCATTGTTCGGCTCAGGTTTGGCTTGCCATACTCTGAGTTACCGGATGCTGTTGGAGATCGTTTGAGCAGTTATCTTTCATACCTTTTGGCGCAGGGCAAGGTAAGAGCCACTGTGTCCTTCCCACGTCGTCAGGGCCTGCCTGACGGGGATGGCCTAGTCGAACTAGTTCGACTAGGAAAAAAAGAGAGGTGGGAGCTGGCTCATAGCCTTAACTCCTTTAAGCGCAACCTGCCAACGGGTTGCCGCCTCCATACCCCTTCAAGGTTTCGCGATTGGGCGTCGCGAGCCTTCTCTACTCCCCCTCCCATTTCCTCCGAGTATCTCCGGTTTGTTGACCGCGAGATCACTCGTCTCTTTCCCGTTGGTTGGGACCGACGTTACGTCCAAAACGTCGATTCCTTCGTTCCGCGCGCTTCGGCACGCGAGCTTAGACCTGATGTGCCCGTTGGGGCTCGTCCCCATGCGGACATCATTTGGTCTATCAACGGTAGAGAGGAATTCCTTCAGCGTTGTAAAGATGAGTGTCCGCCTTCGTCAAACGAAGACCTTACTTGTCGTTACAAAGAGGTCTTGTCTGCAGGCAAGGTTCGTCCCCTTACGATCTTTGATCATAGGGTGGACGTCCTTGGCCCCCTGCATGAGACTCTCTACGATCACCTCTCAAAGAAGCCGTGGCTTCTTAGAGGTGCACCGTCCGCCGAAAGAATTCGAGATATCTGTGTCAATCGAGTCCAGACTTCGATTGACCTTGTCTCCGCCACTGACGGTTTGCCGCTCGAGGTTGCCGAGAGGATTCTAGATAGAATCTTCTTCACTTCCCTTTCGGTTCCCCGTTCAGTCCGGAGACTCGCCAGAGCTTCTCTTCGTCCCAGAGTGTCGTTTAACGGCACTTTTATGGGCAGAGTTAGCCATGGACAGATGATGGGAGCCTACCTCTCTTTCCCTCTCCTTTGCTTGCAGTCTTACCTTGGCGCCCGTTGGGCAGCGAGGTTTGACCCAAGTGCGACCTTTCTTGTTAACGGTGACGATTGCGTCGTTTCCGCTAGCAGGGAGTTGTCCTCTGAGGACTACCCTCCCTTCTTCGAGCTTAACGAGCTGAAGACTATAAGGTCGGAAAACGTGGCTGAGATTAACTCGACCGCTTTTCTAAGGATGGGAGGGAGATGGCGTGAGGTACGCCATCTCCGGAGAGGTACGGTTCTTCCTTCCTACGCTGGGATTGTACATGCAGCGAAAGCCTGTGCATCATCTGTAAGATGGAGCACGGCCTTTGTGCAGTCTCGCGTAGGCCGGAAGTGGGGGTTTCTTCCGTCTCAGCTCGGGTTGCATCGACGTTCTCGTGCCGTTTGGAGGCGCGAGACATCGATGAGGAAGAGGAGGTTCCCTACGGACCTTCCTCAACCTGCGGTGGTTGTCGACCCGGAGATTGAGATCAGGCGAGGGGTTTTCCCCGATCCTGATGAGGCGGAAGCCTTGGTTCGTCACATTTTCTCCCACGGGAGAGTTGTGGCTAACCGGGAGAGGTACGACCCTGCCATCGGGGTCGTACGAAGATCTTACCGCTATAGGCGTGTTCCTCCCTGGAAGTCTCTCTCCTACGAGAGTTGGCTTATGACCAGGGACGCTCCTGTGGTGCCTTCTAGTCCTTTTCTAAGGAATTATGAAGGTCAAAGGTACGAAGGAGTCCTGCTTGCCTTAGCGGTCTTTCGCAGCCGGCTCGGCCTGTGATTGGCGCTACCAGAGCGTCTATGGTGCCCCTGCTGCTTGCAGCGCCGCGGGGCTGGCGGTTAATGAGTGGACGATTTCTCTCTCCGTGCGGTGTTACCTGAAAGGCCGCCCCTCACGTATAATCCTTAGCCTGGTTTACCGGAGCACCGGTTGTAATCTGCTTTGAGCTCTGAGCAGACCTGTTAAGGCGGGAGGAGGGATGGTCGTGGTGTCGATAGAGCGCTTGCGTGCAGGATTTGATCCGTAATGGTCGGGGGGCTGCAAGCGCTTGGAACCGAGTAGGGCCACGGGTCAAAGAGAGAGATCGGTGTGGCGGCTTCAAATCCGCGGCGACGAAAGTCAGTTAGTCGTACTTATTAG